TTTTACGTCGGTAGATAAAATTCCATCGAATATGAATTTTGATACAGCACATATTTGTGTACCTAATTACTTACATGAAGACGTTGCTGAATCAATTGCAGATAAGTGTAAAATTGTATTTGTTGAAGAGCCCGGTGTGCAAAGTTCTACTAGATGGAATAGATTAGTTGGATTTAATCCAGGTACTCGATTTATTATGACCAAAAATAATATGTGGAGAGAGGAAATTCCAATATTAGTAAAAAAATCGGCACAATCACATATCATTGATATCGAATGGAGAACAAAAAATAGAGTCCCGAGACCAGGTTCATGGTTTACTGAAAAATCTAAGTCATTAGGCGGCGCTAGCAAGGATATTATTCCTCATTTAGCGAGTATTATGATTGCATTAGCTGGGGATAATTGGAAATATTGTAAAATTATTGAGAATGTTAAAAAACAATTCTGGGATTTAAAAACAATTATTGCTGATGGGTCTGATTATGGACCAATAAACCCCATTGGGGTTTATGACGTTGATGATACTGCAATAATTAAAACAGATATAAATGGTAGAACCTATATTCTTGATGCCGCGTGGAAGACAAATGAGCCGGATCGTATTGGAATTTTTTTCAATGGTAAAGATTTTACCCCATTAGGATTATGTCCGAAAATTGCATATGAAAAAATGATTTTAGATTGTCTAAATAATATTGATAATGAAGATTTTTGGTTTAATCAATTTGAAATTGACAGGTTTTTGCATACATTATGACTGATATTGAAAATAAGCAAATACAAGATTTTTTATATCTTACTTGGCTACGTAATATAAAGCCGGATGTAGAGTTTAATTCGAACGATTTTCTTCGATGGGTTAATATTTGTATAAATCAACTGGGAGAAATAAAATTATTGAATTATGTTCCTAATAAAGGATTATATGTTATTTTTAAGTCAGGCAAACCGGTATTAATAAGGAATAAATGAAAACAGTTAGATTATTAGTTACAGATGGAAACAATTCATTCAAAGAAATTAATTGGTCAAAGACCGAACCTACCCCGATAGAAATTGAAGTAAAAAGTATTTTAACCGGCATCTGTCGAAGTGATATCGATATGATGCAAGGTAAATTTTCATTGCCCCATTATATGTCTGGGCATGAAGGGTTAGGCCAGATAACAAACATTGGTAGTAATGTTAATACCGATATTAACATTGGAGATTTTGTTGCCACCCGTGGGGAACCAGCATATGCAGATTATTATAACGTTCGGGAAAATGAATTTGTGGTTGTCCCCAAAGCATCACCTAAATATATATTGGAACCTGTTGCGTGTGGTATTAATTTAATTTTATTTCCACACATTTTAATGCCGGATAAAATTTATTATAGTAAAAATATTTTAATTTTGGGATCAGGTTTTCTTGCGTATGTTGCGTATAAAACATTAAAACGGTATTGTAATAATAGAAGTATAATTGATATTTCTGGTCATTCTAATACTAATATGTGGAATCAAGAAAATATTATATTAAATGATAGACATTCCGACAAATACGATATTGTAATCGATATCGGAAATAGTAATGAAACATCAAATGACGGAATATTAAATAATGAAGCATTAATTATAAATGCGGTTGGTAAAAATATGAATACTTCCCAGATGGATTGGTCTTCATCTTATATGGTGCATCCTAGTCCAAGATCATCCTGCTTTTTAGAAGCGATGGAACAGGCTAAATTATATGTCGAGTCAGGTTATTTGTCTATTGACAAATTTTGGACTAACTGTTATGATCGTAATAGTGAATGGGAAAAAGCATTTAGTGATGCGTTAGATAGGCCGAGTAATTATTCTAGGGGATATTTAAAATGGTAGATAAAAGATATGAAAAAGCAAATGTCGAAGAAAAAAACAGACGATTAAATGATAGGTTATCAAACGCAAAGAGATATATTTGGACAACATTTGAAAAAGTTGGTATTCATTGCTATCCTGCGGCAGCATGGGATCTTCATTTGGAAAAGGTTAAATATCTTTCATTGGATCATCGACATTTATTTAAATTTAAAGTTCAAATTTCAGTAACTCATAATGATCGAGAGATTGAGTTTATACTTTTAAAAGAATGGCTGGAAAGTTTATATTCTGATAAAGTTTTGCAATTAAATCATAAATCCTGTGAAATGATGGCCGAAGAATTATTTGGTCAGATTAATGACAAATATCCTAGTCGTAATGTTATTATTGACGTTTCCGAAGATGGTGAAAATGGTGCTCATGTTGAATTTCTTAGAGAGGAATAATGTCAAAAATATGGATTATTGAGATCGAGCGTTTGGAAAATAGATATTCCATTGAGTGGGCAGATCATATTCCAAAATTACTTCGGTCAAAAGGCCATGATGTAACGGTTATTTCCGGACCAACGAATATACCTGAAGCAACGACTCCGGGTGCTTTTTTAAATTTTGGCGGGACAAATGTACAAAAATCAAACCAATTAGAACAAATTAGCAGAATGTTTTGTTCGGGTGAAATTAAATCCGGTGACCATTTTTTGTTCACTGATTTTTGGAATCCATCTGTAATCAGTGTTAAATACATGAGTGAGTTATTGGGGATTCCTGTAACACTTCATGCCCTGATCCATGCAGGTGGATATGATCCACAAGATTTTCTCGGAAGATTAATTGGGACGAAAGAAAAATGGTTATCGTATGCAGAGCAGAGTATGTTTTTCGCATATGATCATGTATATTTTGCCACAAATTTTCATAAAGATTTATTTTTGAAAGCATACCCACACAAGGGTGAAGATATTGGGCCATTAAGAATTATTAGGTGTGGGCATCCATATGAATACATGGAACAAATTCTAAAACCATATCAAACAATTCCAAAAGAAAATATTATTTTATTTCCCCATAGAATTGCTCCAGAAAAGCAGGTTGAAATTTTTCGTGATTTGGCGAAATATATTCCCGAAATGAAATTTATTGTTTGTCAAGATACTCCACTTACAAAGCATGAATATCATACATTATTAGCAAAAAGTAAAATGGTATTTTCATGTGCATTGCAAGAAACATTGGGTATTTGTAATGGGTCTGAAGGTCCATTACTGGGTGCAATTCCATTATCACCAGATAGATTAAGTTATTCAGAAATTTTTAAGAATCACCGAGATTTCTTATATCCGTCCGTTTGGACACAGGATTGGAAATCATATGAACGAAACAGGAAAAATTTAGTTGAACGTATTCGATTTCTTTTATCTTTATATGATCGAGGAATAACAAAAGATTATATTGATAATTCATACCCTAAATATTTTAGATCTCATGGAATGATGAGATTTTTTAAGTAGGAGATTAAAATGACCCATTGGACATACTCTGGTAATGCTAAATTTCGCGAAGGTAAAATTTATTTATCCGACGAACCGATATGGCTATATTTGGTTTACGCTGTCTGGCAACATATTATTGGATATGGATGCGTTTGGCTACCGGGAATTTTAGGTGGATGGTGGCATCGGTATATATGTGATCCCATTTTTCAATGGTATGTAAAACGGTCCAAAAAATATGAATATACTATTGAAATCGAATATGATAAGTTAAAAGAAGTTTTTGAAAATCACGATAAAGATTATTTTAAAATGTTGGAAAAAGTTGAGGATGTTGATGATTAAGATAGCTGAAATTTTTAGGTCGATTCAAGGCGAGGGATTATATCAAGGTGTTCCCAGTATTTTTGTAAGAACTTTTGGGTGCAACAAAACCTGCTCCGGTTTTTCTATGCCTCGTGGTGAAAAAAGTTTAGAACGATTTAATATTCTTCCGGAAAGTTTAGAAAAATTTGAGGACGCGAAATTAGTAAAAACAGGATGTGATTCTTATATGTCGTGGGACCCACGATTTAAAGATTTTAGCCCACTAATGACGATTAAAGAAATTGTCGATAAGATTCAAAGTTTATTGCGGGATGGAGTTTTTAGTCAGGATTGTCATTTAATTTTAACCGGTGGAGAGCCATTGTTGGGATGGCAGAAACAATATCCAGAATTATTTGATGAAATTTATAGTAGGAATATGAATTTATCTGACCTTACGTTTGAAACAAATGGAACACAATTAATTTCTAATGAATTACTTCTTTCGTTGGCGTCGAATTTTAGAAAATATAAATTACGCACAACCTTTTCTGTAAGTTCCAAGTTGCCGTGTTCGGGTGAAACCTGGGAATCTTCGATTTTACCTGAAGTAGTAATGAATTATACTATGGTACCTGGTAGTCAGACATATCTTAAATTTGTCGTTTCAACATATGAAGATGTAAACGATGCAAAAAAAGCAGTCAAAGAATTTAGAGATGATGGATTTGAAGGGTCTGTCTATTTGATGCCCGTCGGGGGCACAAATGATGTATATGAATTAAATGATAGACGTGTTGCTGAGTTGGCAATTGAAAATGGGTTTAGATTTTCTCCACGTCTTCAAGTTCCACTTTTCAGAAATGCATGGGGTAAATAATGTTTTCAAAAATAAAGAAATTATTTTCAAAAAATAAACATCCAAAAAATATTAAATCGGAAAAAGATCAGTTCACGGAAAAAGGTGAACCTTGGGTTGGTATTGCTCGGATGGATGTTGATCCAGAAAATTTATCTGATGGATCGTTCGATCTCGATTGGAATGATATTTTCGTCGCCAGATTAATGAAGTTAGGATATAAAGGTAAAAATGATCATGAAATAGTTGAATCATGGTTTTCCCAGATATGTTACAATATAGTAGCAGAGACATATGAACAAGAAATTGCTGATCCTGATAAAAGGAAAATAATCCAGCATAAACAATTAGAAAATGGGCGGATTGAACATTCTTAATGAATATTTCTAAAGCATTATCTATTGACGGTTGGATGTTAGAAAATGAATTAATTTACTTGGCCGAACTGGCAAGTAAAAGTTTAAAAATTGCAGAGATTGGATCATGGATGGGACGGAGTACAATGGCATTAGCTTGCAATACTAATGGCATAGTAACCGCTATTGATACCTGGAAAGGATCGGACGAGGCTGTCCATATTAATTTGTTGGGTAATCATGATAAAGATTGGCTTTTAAATCAATTCAAAAATAATATTGCTGATACACCAAATATAGAAATTGTTCAAATGGAATCTCTTCAAGCTGCCGAATATTTGTCAGGCAGAAAATTTGATTTAATTTTTATAGATGCAACACACGAGTGTGAATCGGTAAAAAATGATATAATTGTCTGGTCTAAATTATTAGAACCCGGCGGAATCATCTGTGGTCACGATTATAATTTAAATTGGCCCGGTGTAATCAAAGCGGTTGATTCAAATTTTTCTGAAGTATCATTGGTTGGATCTATTTGGACACCTAAAATTAGATAACGTTTGAAAGGAATTAATTTAATGAGTAAATTTTTAATTGTTGACTCGAGTCATTTATTTAGTCGGGTAAAGTTTGTTATTAAAGGTGAGCCTGACGAAATTGCCGGGATGGCATTAAGCACTATTTTTTCGAGTTTGGGTAAATTGTGGAGAACACAGCTAGCAGATCACATTGTTTTTTGCTTCGATTCTAGATCATGGAGGAAAGATGTTTATGCTCCATATAAACGAAATCGTACGGAAAAGAGAGCATTAGAAACACCCGCTGAACATGAATTAAATCGGATATTTTATGAAGCATTTGATGTGTTTAAACAGTTTATTATTGAACATACAAATTGTACGGTTCTATTAGAATCGACGCTGGAAGCAGATGATCTTATTTCGGGTTTTTTACAGGCTCACCCAAACGATACACATATTATAGTTTCCAGTGATAAAGATTTCGAACAATTATTAACTCCAAATATTTCAATGTATAATGGTATTACCGATCAAACAATTACAGTAAATGGAATTTATGATTATAAAGGTAAAGAAGTAAAAGATAAAAAAACTGGATTACCTAAAATTCCGCCTAATCCCGAATGGTCATTATTTGAGAAGGCAGTCCGAGGTTGTACGACGGATAATATCTTTTCTGCATATCCCGGTGTTAGGGAAAAAGGATCAAAAAATAAAGTTGGTCTCAGAGAAGCATTTGAAGATCGTAACAAACAGGGATTTAATTGGTCTGCTTTAATGCTTACCCGTTGGATGGATCATAATGGTTTAGAACATCGAGTATTGGATGATTATAATCGGAATTTATCTCTGGTTAATTTGAAAGGTCAACCGGATGAAATTAAAACTCTTATTAATGCAACTGTAAAGAATTCATGTGTTCCCAAAACATCTAAACAACTTGGGTTTCATTTCATGAAATTCTGTGGTAGATACGAGCTAGTAAAAATTGGTGATCAAGCAACATATTTTTCGGAATTATTATCTGCAAAATATCCGGGATAATTATGAATCGTTTATCAAAAAAAGAATGGATTGATAAAGTGTATAAAGACTACGCACTTATCAACCATTCTGATTTACCGATAGATGATGATAAATTTTGGTGGTTTCGAATTTCCCAAAAAAATGGATTACGCCTTAGTGAATTTGGTTTTCAAAGATTTAATGCTGCAAAAATTTATTTTTATGAATTCAAAATATTGATTAATATTGTTTGGACACCAGTAATATTATTAGGATTATCACGGATGCCGTGCCCTCATTATATTGAACGTAATAGTTATAAAACAACCGTTTGGATAACAGATGAAGATATTGCTATGCTATTTAAACTAAATGATTTAAATGTCGAATTATTTGCAAGGGGATTTTTGAATGCTGAAATCGTTTAAAGAATTATTAGAAGAAGCGGAAAAAGAAGTTAAAGGAACCTTTTCGAAATTAGAATTAGATGAAACCAGCCGAGAAAAATTATATAAATGGCTTACAGATAAAGAAATTCAAAATTTGGTTGAAACATCTGATTACCATGTAACTGTTGTGTATTCACGAAAATATGTACCTGAATTAGAAAAAATGGATCCAAAATTACCAATTTATGTAAAACCAATTGGTTGGGATATTTTCGGTAAAGATAAATTACTTGTTTTAAAATTGGATCCAATCGAAATTGAAAAAATTCACGATGAAGCCATATCTCTCGGGGCAACAGATGATTTTCCTGATTTTATACCGCATATTTCTGTAGCTATCAATTTTACATCTGATATTCCCAGTGAAATACCTAAATTAAAATTTAAACTAAATTCCTATGTAACTGAAGATTTGGATTTTGACTTTGATTACTCTTCTGGAGAAACCGATGAATAATACTAATTTAGTTATTTGTGCTATTTTTAAAAATGAAGGTCTATATCTTAAAGAGTGGATTGATTTTCATAAAAAAATTGGAGTATCTAAATTTTATCTATATAATAATTTATCCTCGGATAATTATTTAGATATTTTAAAACCTTATATAGATGAAGGAGTGGTCGATTTAACAGAATGGGCTATTCCTTCGCCTGCGTTTTTGTCGGTTAACAATCCCCAATTAAAAGCATATCAACATTTTATAAATAGAATTAATCGTGAAAAAATTTGGGCAGCATTTATTGATTTTGATGAATTTTTATTTTCACCTACAAATAATGTTTTATCGTTGCTAAACGGATTTATAAATCCTCTTGCAATAGGTGTTAATTGGATGTGTTTTGGTTCTTCCGATAAAAATGATTATGAAAATATTCCAGTGCTAGAAAGATTTACATGGAGACCTTTAGAAAATATTCAGATCAATACGCACATTAAAAGTATAATTCGTATGGATCAAAATGTTCAGATTTTGGGACAACCCCATTTTTTTAATGTTGAACACGGAACATTTAATGAAAATATGGTGAAAATTAACGGGCCATTTTCTCCCCATTCCAGTGGAATTTTGAGAATTAATCATTATGTTACTAAATCTAAAAATGAATGGTTAACCAGACAGAAAAAAGGGAAAGCGGACAATGCCGCTCACCCTATTAATTGGAATAATTATAATAGTGTCCAAGAAAAATTTGTAATTGATAAAACTATTTTGTCTATCTAGCTAATGGTTAACCCATCTTCATTGGATAACATTGATTTAAATGTTGCTAGGCAATTTTCATTAAGGCAGGAAAAGTCAAAAGTTCCGCCGCGTTGCCAATTATCTGCAATATTTTTTGCTGAGATCAAATCATATCGATATTTCGGGTAGGTGGTACCCGAAATACCATTTTCCCTTGCAGATTCTCGTATTGCTCTAATTACCTGAATCTTATCTCTCATATGATGCCATTTTAATCTTAAATTAAGATCTTCTCCGCACAAAATTCGAAGCATTGCCATCCCAGCCGCCGCCCCTAGACATTCCTCCATTTTAATATAGAGTTCAGAACCAGCATCGCCTCCATATGCCTGAGTAAGGGCACGGATCATTAATAAACCGGCATCAACAATTTTGTCGCGCTGTTCATCTGTAATGTCTGGAAGTATAGTCAATTTTGCCCCCCAATCAACTGAAATTTTTGAAATGATATTATTTACCGAAAAGTAACGATTGATGTTCAGGGGGTAATATTGTCCCAATAATTTCGAATTGCTTCAGCGAATTGATCCGTATTGAGAATTGGCTTTTGCCCATGATTGGAGAAAAACATTGCAACTGCTTCGGAAAACCAAGTTGAAAAATTCATTTTCGATCTCCTTTTATTGCTTCATTCACTGAAATAATTATAGCAAAATTCGGTATTAATGTCAACCGAAATTAGTAAATTAATTTCGCATACATTTGTACATTGATTGTTGGGTTTTTAATATATTCAAGTGCCTCGACATCTTGTTGAACTGCCGCCAATTGTACTTTTTCAGATGGGTTTTCAATATATTCAATTGCCTCGCCATCTTGTTGAACTGCGGCTAATTGGACTTGTTCAGATGGGTTTTTAATATATTCAAGTGCCTCGACATCTTGCTGAACTGCCGCCAATTGTACTTTTTCAGATGGATTTTTAATATATCGAATTGCCCGGCCATCTTGTTGAACTGCCGCCAATTGTACTTTTTCAGATGGGTTTTCAATATATTCAATTGCCTCGCCATCTTGTTGAACTGCGGCTAATTGTACTTTTTCAGATGGGTTTTCAATATATTCAATTGCCTCGCCATCTTGTTGAACTGCGGCTAATTGGACTTGTTCAGATGGATTTTTAATATATTGAATTGAATAGCCATTTTCTTGAACTGCGGCCAATTGTACTTTTTCAGATGGATTTTTAATATATTGAATTGAATAGCCATTTTCTTGAACTGCCGCCAATTGTACTTTTTCAGATGGGTTTTCAATATATTCAATTGCCTTACCATATTTCTGAACGGCGGCTAATTGGACTTGTTCAGATGGATTTTTAATATATTGAATTGCATAGCCATTTTCCTGAACTGCGGCCAATTGTTCCAATTCATTCATCTGATCTCCTCACTGAAATAATTATATCAAAGTTCGGTTCACATTGCAACCGAAATAGTTAAAATAATTATTGTTGAAAACAAAGGACTTAATTTTCTGTCTAACGGGTGGGCATTTTTCCATACATAATGCCACGTCGCAACCCCTTAAGAGCCAAAACGAGCCATTTTCAGTAAATTTGCCCTTTAAAGTCAACAACTTAAAATGTACATTTTAAGTTGTTGACTTGTTATTGCTGGTTTGCTATACTATTTTCAGTTCAAAACACAAGAGCAACAGATTTAAGGTTGACAAACCATTTTAACTTTGCTACTATATAAGAGTAGTCAAAAACGAAAGGATTTTAACACATGAGTTCGAAGAATGCTTTTGATACAGCAAATGACCTAACGCTTAACGAAGTTGTCCGCCATCTAAAGCGGTGCATCAAGGTGCAACGCCCAGCTTTTCTTTGGGGTGGCCCTGGACTAGGAAAGAGTTCGATTGTTTCCGCTCTCTCAAAAGAGCTTGGGGGGACTATTATTGATGTTCGGCTTAGTCAGATGGATCCCACGGATATTAAGGGAATTCCATTTTATAATAAGGAGCAGAACACGATGTCGTGGGCTCCTCCAGAAATGCTCCCGAGTGAAGATTTTGCAAAGCAATATCCGCTTGTTATTTTGTTCCTGGATGAAATGAATGGTGCTCCCCCATCGGTTCAGGCAGCCGCATATCAGCTAGTTCTTGATCGGCGGGTGGGAACGTATTCATTGCCCGATAATGTTTGCATTGTCGCAGCCGGCAATCGTGAAACTGATCGTGGTGTTACTTTCCGTATGCCTGCTCCATTGGCCAATCGTTTTATTCACTTTGGTATCAAGCCAGATTTTGATTCGTGGCTTGATTGGGCAATTCCCGCGCATATCAATTCCGATATTATTGCTTATTTGACGTCGTATCGTCATAAGCTCTACGAATTTGATGCAACTAGCCCGGACAAGTCTTTTCCGACTCCACGGTCATATGAGTTTGCAAGTCAGTTGATTTCGACAGATGAAGATGAATCCCCACTATCGGATTCAGAAATCCGTGAATTGATGACGGCAACTGTCGGGGCGGGTACTGCTACCGAATATATGGCATATTTGAAGGTTGGTCGTAATCTTCCAAAGCCCGGGGACATTTTATCTGGTAAGGTTAAGGAGATTAAGACAACCGAAGTTTCGGCGCATTATCAGATTATTGTTGCAATGCTTCACATGTTGCGTGAATTTTGGAATAATAATAGTGTGGCGCTGGGAACATTTTCAAAGGTTAGCGACCGACAAGTTGAAAATCGTAAGTGGAATTCCGAGTCATTGCTAACCGATTGGATGGGTATGTTCGATAACTTTAATTCATTCATTTTGAGTCAGGTTGCCCTGGAGATTGGGGTAATGGCAGAACGAATGGCTTTTAAGAATTATAATTTACAGCAGGCATTTTATGGTGCAAAGAAGCAGTTGACTCACCTGAAGAGCTGGAATGAAATTAATATGAAGTTTGCAAAGTATATTCTTCCTCGATAGCTAACAAACGGCAGGGTTTAAACCGTGCCGTTAACCCTTTTATTTTCAACAAAAAATTTTTCTTGACAAATTGTCGGAAAGAAAGTATCATAATTATATGAGAAACCAAGAAAATATCACCGAAGAACCAATTTCCAAAGAACTTGAAACACGAGTTCGAGAAAAGTTAATCCAGGCTCGAGTCGGGATGCTCTGGACTCAACCATTTTTCGGAACACTTGCAATGCGCCTTCAGATCCAGGCAGCGGATCAGTGGTTACCTACCGCAGCGGTAGATGGTAAGTATTTTTATTTTAACCATAAATTTATTGATTCATTGGATGCAGATGGGTTGATTTTTTTGTTCTCCCATGAAATTTTGCATCTTTGCTATGATCATTTGGGACGCCTAGACGATCGAAATCCGAAGCTGTTTAATGTTGCGGCCGATTATGTTGTGAATGATGAATTAGTTGTGGCGGGTGTTGGAAAAATGCCTCATGCAATGGTTGAAAAAATTGATTCAAATGGCCGAAAGATCAAAATTGATGAAGTTATCGGATTGCACGATGTAAAGTATCGTGGTTGGAATTCTGAAAAAGTTTATGATGATCTGCTTAAGAATATGCAGAAGCAAAATTCTAATAAATCCGGTTCAGGTGATGTCAGCCTTGATAGTATGCTCGACAAATTGCTGGATGATCATTTGAATTCACGCGATGGTGAAGAAACTACTGAAGGTAGTGGATCAGATAAGGAAGGCAACGGTAAGCCAAGTGCATCCGGTCCCGCAAAATTGTCCGAGGATGAAAAGAAACAGCTTAAATCGGAACTGAAAGATCAGATTATCAATGCTGCAAAAAACTGTTCAGCCGGAAATTTGCCTGGTGGAATTAAGCGCATTATTCAGGAATTGACCGAGCCCAAAATGGATTGGCGCTCGTTGCTACAATGCCAGCTTGACAGTATTATTCCCGCAGATTATAGTTTTATGAAGGTTAGCCGAACTGGATGGGATATTGATGCTGTTTTGCCTGGGCTAATTACTGATCAAGAATTAAAGATTGCGGTTGCAATTGATATGTCTGGATCTATTGGAACAAAGGAAGCACAAGATTTCTTGTCAGAAGTCAATGGTATTATGCAGCAATTTCAGAATTATGAAATCTTGGTTTTTTGCTATGATTCAGCGGTGCATAATCCTCAAGTTTTTAGTTCTGATAATGGCGAGGATATTCGAACATATCAGCCGATGGGTGGTGGGGGAACTTCTTATGAAGCAATTTATGAGTATTTAGAAGAGGAAGGTATCGTTCCACTACGTTTAGTAAATTTTACGGATGGTTATCCGAATAATACTTGGGGTAACGAGTTCTACTGTGATACAACATTTATTATCAAGGGTAGCAGAGAGGTACCACCTTTTGGGCAATACGCTTATATGGATGATTAATTGAGTATTAATTTTTAAAGTCTACTCAAAAATGAGTAGACTTTTCTTTATTTAAATAGCTTGACATAAACAGATTGAAATGATATTAATAAAAATATGTAGTTGTAAATACATTCAGGAGAAATTAAAAATGATTAAACATGTCGGATTACATTTATCTAAGAAAGTTATTCTTTTAAGAAGTAAGGTACCAGATGAAGACCATATGTGTATTGCCCTTTTTGTGGATAAACTTCCACCGTTATATTTAAGTGAAGTTGAAAAAGTTTTAAACTCTGAAGCCGGGCAGACTGCAAAAAATCTCGACGAAGAACTTTGGAAGCATAAGTTGCCGGATGATCGAAATCTTTTGGAAGTGTTGCATAAGGAAGGTCATATTAAAAAGTTGCAGTCTAATCAAACGTTCGTAACAATTGATTCAATTAATAAAATTAAATTAAATGAATTAAACGATATGCTTGAAAAGTTAGAGCAGGGCGGGGAAGCCGCAAAGAAATTGGCTGAATTGGATGAAGCCAAGGGCATGAATCATGCTAAAAAAGCAATGCAAAATGCTGCCAATTTGGTAGTAATGCCTGGTGAAAATCCTTCTGAATTAGCGCAACGTCTATTGCAAACGGCTGACCTTTTAATTGTTGAAGCCAGAAAGTTATCTGCAACATTGGGTACACCGGAAAAGAAAGTCAAAAAGGTACGGACTGCCAAAGCTGCCAAGGTTTCGACATTGGAGAAGTAATGACTTATTTAGATGATATTAAAAAATTTAGGCAAATAGTTGAAGATGGTAATAATGAAAATAAGCCACACAATTATTTTCTTAGAAGTGATGGATTTTTCGATTATTTTTCAAATATATTTGGAGTCCATATGATCGTGGATATATTAAACGACTTAAATTAATTGATCCGTATGAAGTACGTTATTTTGAAAATCCTAGTATAAAGGTCCAATTATACGCAGTAACGCAAAAACCGAGTACACTTAGTTATATTAAAAATCAAATTGAAAAAGTACAGTTGGCGGCGGTTGGTGGAGATGGGCTTGCTATAGAAGGGGCGGTTGATCCATCCGAAAAAGTTAAATTGAAAGCAGTTAAACAAAATGGAATAGCAATTCGATTAATTGATAACCCATCTGAAGAATTACAACTGGCAGCGGTTAAAAGTAATCCAAAGGCATTTTTTAACATTTCTAATCCCTATGAATCTATTAGGAAATATATGGTTGAATTTTATCCTGAAATTGAGGAAGAGTATAATATACTTGCATCCCGTGATAAGGTTTTAAAATCGGTATGGGATGCAGATTTGAAAGATAGTGAATTATAATTAATTCCGTTTAAATATTAAAAACCCATTCAATGAATTGAATGGGTTTTTCTTGCCTATATGATCGGAAATCCTGATTTTTTACTCGTTTCAATGTTTTCTTTTATAATGTTGGAAATTGATTTACGCTCATAAACGGTTAAATTATATGCTTCTGAATATGAAATAGAACCTCTCATATACCATATCATTTTTAATATATCATCGGTTAATTTATCGTTTTCGGCACTCATTTTTGAAATTTCATCTATAATTTCTTGTGCTGACATTGAAATTAATTTAAGACGAAATTGTTCACTGAAATCTAATTCCAAAGGAACGATATAATTATGATGACATTCATCACAACATATATGTAATTCAGGGAGAAAAGTTTGTTTAATGGCAGATTCGATATATTCACTTATTTTAAGTTGCATGGATATGTCAATTTGATTAACCCATTCCACGATAAATTTCTTTTCGTTAACGGTAATTGAATTATCTATGATAATTTTTTCAATCATTTGTGATTCATATTCTAGTATTAATTTTTTTTGCTGTTCAATTAATTTTGATAATTTTTCTTCATATCCATCTATTGCTTCTAAATGAACAATTTGATAAATTTGTTTTTTCAATCGAAAATTATTAATAGAAAATTCTGTATATTGTTTATAAGACGCGGGGGTAATGTATATTTGTAATGAAGAATTAATATTAAATGGAGTATTCCAAGATTTAATGGTTAATGAAGTTATGGACGAAGTTAAGTCTATTTCATATGGATCTTTAGTATTACATTTTGGACAAGTTAATAACAGATCCAATGACATTCCACCACTGGCAATTCGAATATTAGATAATATGTGCTGTATGTCACATATCGATAAATTTTCTGGTTCTATTAAATCTGGGCAGCAATGGTTAATTATTTTCTGAGTTGCTATACCGGACATTAGAGCATCAGGCGTATTTAAAATAAATTCATCACTAACAACCATTGAATATATCGGGTAAGATTTACCCATTGGATCACTTAATAAAGTTGTATAAATTTTTGGTGAATTAAATGATGGTCTCATTGAATGTATTTTGCTCCGGCAAAAATGAACTCCCCATAAATGTTAATTCAACATCCCATTCTTTAGGTGCTCCGGCTTCAATTTCTTTCGAAGTGCTTAGTTGTGCTGGGGTTTTAAATGTATATTTTTTTCTTTGTAATTCTAAATGGTCACGAATCGCATTAAAATATTCTACATCCATTGTTTTTAAAATTTGATTAAGTTGAATTTTATCTTGTGGTGATGTTGCATCTAATTCTAATAATATAGTTTTATTAGAATCTATTAATGTAATATGTTGAATACTGGAGCAAATTAAATCAATTGCGGTATTTGTTAATTGATTTACCCCGTCAATAAAAACTTTTTCGTCGCGTAAATTTTCATCTGCGTCAAAATTTTTTGTCAGTATTTTTTTCTGCTGTTGGATATTTTTTGATGTAGAAAATAATGCATTTAAAGGAATAGGATGAATGTTGACAGTCAAAATTTGATTAGAATCGTCTTCGATGGAAATTTCATCATCCCATTGTTCTTTTCGGGAATCTATTTCTTTAAGTAATGTAAGTAATGACATATTAATTTTTTTTGTTAATTTGGTGTTTGGTACACTTGCGGTAAATTCAAAATTGTCGCCATAACTAGCTAATCTTATCGCTAATAATATTGCGTCAATATCTATATTGGGTATATTTTCCGGATTTAAAATTCCCGGTGCGCAACTACGTAATAAATCGTAGGTTGATTTACCGGATAAAGTGGCATCGCCCGCTCGGAATCGTATATCATCGCCGGAGTTCATTGAAAAAATTGGTAAACCACCATTTTTATCTAATGTTAATTCTCCTTCTTTATACCAATTACCTTTGCTCGGAAGTTTTAATGATAATTTGCTTTTTCTAAAAAATGAAGCAAGTGGGTTGGGTGTGTCAACTTTTTTTTCTGGTTGGTTAATTCTTTGGGTCATATACATCCTCTTGATTATTTATCTTCTATAAAAATGATAAATATAATCATGAATGTTCGTATAAAATCGAGTGGAAATTCTTTGAACGACTCCGAGATCGAAAATATAGCGACTGAAGAAACACTGTCTAAAATTTATGAACATTTGGTTTCTTTGGAAAAAACGATTGAAGATATTTCCGGGAGTCAGCATAAAGAAAATCCATTGGGCAAAAAAATAGACGACGGTAATAAAACAAATAATACTATACTTGGTAGAATTTATAATTTATTTGGTAAAAAACAGTCAGAAAAAGTAACCTCTCAAAAAGATTCAGGGGATGCTTCTAATAAACGATTTTCGTCGGCATTATCAACAGCAATACCGTCTTTACAAAAAATATCACCACTATTTGCTTCATTAAGCGAAATGGCGATTACATTTGAAGCTGCCCATTTGTTAAGTAATGCATTCCATTCTATTATAGGTACGTCAGGGTTATTAATTAATACCTTTATAACAGGTAAAACTTCAATGAGTGATTTTACCGCTGCTATAGCAAAAGGAACCGCAGAAATTCCAGTTTTTGGGATGTTATTTTCAATAATAAATTCCGGAGTAAAAGCGATAGATGACCTTAATTCTACGTTGTATGATTTAAATTTGGTTGGGGCAAGTTTTAATAATAGTCTTACCGGCATGATTATTGGAGCTGCTCATGCGGGAATGTCATTAACTGATTATGCATCTGTTATTAAAAACAATGCATCTTCATTGGCACAATTTGGATCAGTGATGCAGGGTGTTAGAGTTTTTACATCTGTTGCTAATATTTCCATGCGCCAATATGCCTCTAGATTAGCTGATATGGGTATTTCTTTGGAAGATTATCAAAAAGAATTACCGATAGTTCTTTCGTTATTTGGCGCTGCCATGAAGGCACATGGGGCGAGTGACCGAGATTTAGCTCAAAGTGCTATTAATTTAACCCAGCAATTTGATGCTATGGCACAACTAACGGGAAAAACCAGAGAGCAACAGGCCGCAGAGCTTCAAAAAATGACTTCAGATGCCGCATGGAAATTAAAATTGAGTCAAATGTCAGGAACAGAAGCAGCAAACCAATTATCTGTATTAAACGAAATTAATTCAACTATGGGTGATACTGCCGCTGAATTATATAAAATGAAAGTTCTTGGAATAGTTCCCCTCAGTAAAGAAATGCAAATTTTAATGGCAACGGTTCCGGGACTTGATAGACAAATGCAAATGTTGTCGCAATCAGCTTCTAGTAGCAACTTTAATCCCAGAGAAATGGATAAACGTATTGGTGATATGCTTGAATCGGGTATTAAATCCGGAGCAGGGTTTGAACAAATTTTAAACGCGGCGGCTTCTGGTTTAGATGGAACACCCGCAACATTGGCAAAGATTCAGGGTGAATTATTACAAAATAAAGATGCTTTTATGAAAAATAATGTTTTCAATAAGGTAGCTTTTGAAGCGAGATTAAGTCAATTACGAATGGATGAAAAACGAGGAGATGTAGTTAGAGCATCGCTAGCAAAATGGAATGCAGATATTAAAAATTTAAGGGATGTTTTTATTACAACTGTATTGGCTCCTTTATTAACTAGATTATCTCCAATAATAACTCAGATAGTTAATGTATTTGAATCATCAAATATTCAAAATGCGCTGAAGCAAATTTTCACGGAAATTTCAAACTCAGCTATATCATTGGGCAATTGGGTTAATACTCACGGGGAAGAAATTAAAGAAATGATAACGGGATTTATTTCGATTGTTATTTCGATTATGACTGCTGCTGTTTCTATTGCAGGGTTTATGTTTGAACATACAACGGCTATGAAATTTGTTTTAATTGGGATTGCATCTGTTTTGGGAATGGTAATGGCAATGTCGGCGATATTATTGGCAATAAACACTGTTGATGCAATCGGAATGGCATTGGTTGGAATAGGATTGGAGAGTATTCTTTGGCCAATAACATTGGTCGTTGCAGGATTTCTTGCATTAGCGGCTGGCCTTACTTGGCTAGCCCATCATTTTGGTTTTTTTGGTATGTCAACTGATACAAATAGTAATGCGGCACAACAGACCCCAAATAATATGACTGTACCGGCAATGACTAATGTAATGCCAGGCGGGGGATTTCAAACTCCGGATATTAATGGTTTAATAGCGGATACTCAAAAAGTAACGGCTAAACCAAATGAATATGGAAAACAAGCAACATCGGTTAATAACGATAATGTTTCGGGAAAATTAGATGCTCATAAAGAAATTTTGCTTAAAATTCTTAATGAGATGAAAATTAATAATGATCACAGTGCAAAAACATCAAAGGGCGTCGGCCAAATTGCTGCGCAAACGGCATAATTATGCGTCTGAATGAATTGAGATTTAGTACGAATCCGACTACCAAAAAATGGATGTTTCATGATCTTTCAAATGTTTGGGTTAATATGTCATTGGAAAATGGCGAAACTTTAAAAAAGATAGGATATATTTCGGGTTATTCATTATTTCAATGCAAGGAAAATAATCACGAAATTATTCAAATTTTTGATAATATTAATAAAGTTCCTGCTGGATATATTGAATTTAATCTAAAAGGTAAAGCACATGTTATTAGTGAAACATCGGTTGATAAGCCATATTTGGGTTTAGGATTAGCCACAAAAGTTTATGCCTATTTAATTAAAATCCATAATTATATTTTATGGAATGTGGATGCTCAAACAGCCGGTGGAAAATCTATTTGGGAAAAATTGGCATTAATTTCGGGTATATTGGTTTTTGCCTGGGATAATAATAAAAAAGAGGCAATAAGTTTGGACAATCATGAATTAACATCAGATGTCGATATATATGGCGCGGATGTTGAGTATGATCGTGATAAAGTATCTAAATTGCAACATGAATTGCAGAATAAAATAAAAGAAATATCTCTGCTAAAATCTAATAAAAATAAATTAATTATGCAACAGCAATTACAAAATATATTTAAACAAATTAAAAAATTAAGAGCTGAAGAAATTCAGGTCGAAAACGATATAACACTCGTTGCTTGCCGAGCGCATTAACCTTGGCTGATTAGAAAAGGCAGATTATAAATACAAGTAATAAGGAATTGGTGTCATAATTTATGTGGAAAAAATATTTTAAATTAGCAAATAATAATGCCGGTGCAAGAAGTCCACTTACAAATAGAGGTGGAAGAAATACAGGCGAAGAAGCAGTTGGTATTTCGGGTTATCCAAATTTAATTCCTGAATCTTACACGGGGATGCCGAACCGTATAGATCGATATTCGAATTTCGAATCAATGGATCAAGATTCGGAAGTTAATTCTGCTTTGGATATTTTATCTGAATTTAGTACCCAAGCCGACGATCAAGACAAAATGTGCTTTACTGTTAATTTTAAGGAACCACCGACTGAAACCGAATCTAAGTTAATTAAAAAGCAACTTCAATCATGGTATTATTTAAATCAATTTCAAAAACGATCGTTTCGATTATTTAGAAATGTTTTAAAATATGGAGATCAAGTTTTTATTAGGGATCCAGAAACATTTAAATTATTTTATGTAGAAATGGATAATGTTATTAAGGTTATTGTTAATGAAAGTGACGGTAAAAAACCAGAACAATATGTAATAAGAAATATTAACCCTAATTTTGAAAATTTAACGGTAACTCAAGTAACTGCAAATAATCTTTATAATGTTGTTCCTAGTGGTCCCGGTTTTAATGGATCACAATCGGGATATAATATTCCTAATAGCCCTAATAGTTCCAATAGTAGATTTACACATGGCCAAAATGAAAGATGTATTGCCGCTGAACATATTCTTCATTTATCTCTTACTGAAGGGTTAGATCCTAATTGGCCGTTTGGTACAAGTATTTTGGAAATGATTTTTAAGGTTTTTAAACAAAAAGAATTGCTTGAGGACTCAATTTTAATTTATCGTATTCAACGAGCTCCAGAAAGAAGAGTTTTTAAAATTGATGTTGGCGACATGCCTAGTCATCAGGCAATGCAATTTATTGAAAAAGTTAAAAATGAAATTCATCAACGTCGAATACCTGGAAGAGGGGAGGGTGGGATGAATTCGATGGATAGTACCTACGAGGGACTACCACCAAATGCCGATTTCTTTTTTCCAGTGACTGCTGGAGGACGCGGTTCCAGTGTTGAGATTCTTCCGGGTGGATGTCTAGAAATGTCGACTGGGGTGCCTTTGCTTGATGGAAGAACACTGTCACTATCTGAATTAACCAATGAATTTAATGATGGAAAAGAAAATTGGGTTTATAGTTGTGACCCCTTAACGGGACATGTAGTTCCGGGAATTATTTCATGGGCGGGAGTAACGCAGGAATCTGCTAAAGTAATGAAAATTACTTTAGATAACGGAGAAACGATAACATCTACATTAGATCATAAATTTCCAATAATAGGCAGAAATTTTATTGAAGCAAAAGATTTGATAGTTGGAGATCGATTAATTCCTTTTAATAAACAAAATAAAGAAATTTCAAAAAATATAAAAAATCAATATACTCAAATATATCAAAATGATTTAAAAAAATGGGAATATGTTCATCGGTTTATAAATGAAACTATATCATTGAATGATTTTGTTTATAATAATAAATTTATTGGTGAAAAAAAGGATAGAAAAATAGGAGAAACTAAAAAAGCTAGGAGAAATAATCCTGATATTATACGAAGTATCGAAGTAGTTCATGAAATTCAACGTATTAAATTTGATAAAAAAATGATGAATTATGTACAATCATTATTAGTTTCGAATTCTAAATTGCGAGCAAATGATGTTGTTTTAATAATTAACAATAATGAAAATATGTTGAATTACTATTTATCTATTAATAAAAATACACATTGTACAAATTGGAATAATGATTGTATTACTCCAACACAATTAAAGAATGGGGTAAAAAAATTTGGTTATTTAAATTGGCGGCAATTTAAAAATGAATTTAAATTTTACAATCATTCTATCGTTAAAATTGAATTTTTAGGAACGCCAATTCAGGTTGGAACATTGACAATTGATCAAGATGAAAAATATCATAATTTTCATACTTTTGCTTTGGAATCAGGAGTATTTACTAAAAATTCTAATTTGGCCGAAATCAATGATCTTCTGTACTTTAATAATAAGATGATGCGTGGACTAAGAATCCCAAGTAGTTATTTGCCAACAGGCCCAGAAGAAAGTACCGCCACATTAAATGATGGTCGTGTTGGAACAGCTTTGATTCAAGAATTTAGATTTAATCAATATTGCCAGCGTTTACAACAATTAATTTGTGGACCTTTAGATACAGAATTTAAAGCATATTTGAAATTTTGTGGTATTAACATTGATTCAAGTATTTTTCAATTAACATTTAATCCACCACAAAATTTTGCTCATTATAGACAGGCAGAATTGGATGCTTCAAAAATTGGAACATTTACTCAGTTGGAAGCATATCCATATTTTTCAAAACGTTGGTTAATGCAACGATATTTGGGATTAGATCCAGACGAAATGTTGGAAAATCAAAAATTGTGGAGAGAAGAAAATGTTTCCGCAGATCAATTTGAAGGTGAACCTTCAGATTTGAGAAACCTTGGGATTACTCCTGGTGGTATTGATTCTGATATGGAAAATTTTGGTGGAGAAGATATGGATATGGGTGAAAATCCTGAGGGTGAAATGCCTCTAGAAGGTGGAACACCGCAAGGGGCAAATACTCCGGTTATGGGCAATGGCGCGGCTCCACCGACGGAATAAATCACCAATTTCATAAATACTGTTGGGGGATTAATTAAAATGCTGCTAAAAGAAATGTTTGGAAAATATGATACGGGCTATGAATCTCCTGAAGATGATCAGGAGATTCCCAAATTATCTGATTTAAGAAAAACAAAATTAACATTGGGACATATACAACAGTTACGACGAATTGAAGATGTAAGAAAATACGAATTACAACAAAGTATGGAAGATATTCAACGTCAATATGGAAAAACAGCAGAAGGCAACGGCGGAATGATGTAAGATGAATTTATCCAATATCTTCAACCTCAGACACGTAATCAAAGCCTATTGGTGGAATAAATTACCGAACTTTGGTGATGCATTAACACCATTACTACTTAAACGATTTGCAGACATTGAAAATATAGAAAGAGATACAATTTCAAGATCTTTAATTGCTTCGTGTGGATCTATTTTGGAACATATACCACCAGAATGGGATGGCTATATTGTAGGGTCCGGTAAATTAATAGAAAATTCTCGATTATCGGGATTTGGTACAACTGCAAAAATTTTAGCTTTTCGAGGTCCTTTGACCGCAAGAGGATTTCGAGGAAGTTTTGCAATTGGAGATCCAGGAATTTTAGCAAATGAATTAGTTGGACCACAAGAAAAACAATGGGATTTGGGAGTAGTTCCTCATTGGCAAGACAATGAATTGGGCAATAGATTCAAAAAAATTATTCCTGATAAATTTTCGGTTAAAATAATTAATCCATTGGATTCTCCGTTGAAAGTTATTAGTGAAATTGGTTCTTGCCGTAGAATTGTAACATCGTCTTTGCATGGATTAATTGTTGCTGATTCTTTTGGTGGTATTCCTAGACGAGTTGAAGTTTGCAAAAAAATGGAGCATGATGGCGGTTTATTTAAATTTCGAGATTACAGTGAATCAATTAAAACTCCGCTAGTAATCGGAAAAATGGTGGAACCATCACGATTTCATGTTGAAGATGTTAAATTTTCAATTTATGATGCATTGCGAGCATTGGGTAAATTAATTTTATGAAAAAAATATGGGTAGTAATTAAATTTTATTTTTCTAAATTATTTCATTGCCGAGGGTATGATATAAGTATCATAGTTCCTTTTCATGCATCTGACCCTAATAATCAACGTGCAAAAAATTGGGCATGGTTACATCAATATTGGCATAAACAATTACCTGGAGCAGAAATTATTATAGGTACGGATAATTTTGCGATTAAAAATAATAAGCCATTTTCAAAATCATGTGCTGTTAATAATGCAGTTAGGAAATCTCACGGTAAAATTTTAGTAATTGTAGATGCCGATGGATATATTTCAATTAATGATGTTTTGGAATGTGCTAAAGAAATTCGATTGGCAGAAAAGAAAAAAAGACATCTTTGGTTTGTACCATACAGAAAATTTTTCCGTTTAACGGAAGAAGCAACATTGAAAATTTTACAAACGAATCCCGCGGATAAACATAATTATAAAAAACCAGAGTTAAATGAAATACTTAATATGGAACAATTTAATGGTATTTCGGGTTCGGCATACGGACATTGGTATGGAGCTTTAATTCAAATAATGTCTAGGAATGCTTTTGATATTGTTGGTGGATGGGATGAACGATTTCGTGGTTGGGGTGGGGAAGACCACGCTGCGATGCGGGCGATGGATACTCTTTATGGTCCACATAAAACATTGCCGGGGTTGGTTATTCATCTCTGGCATCCATTTACATTGGTAAAATCTAAAAATCCAACCAAAAGTAAAAATCGTTTGTGGGATAATCAAGAAATAAATAATTCAAATGATAATTTATCCCATAGGTATTACTGGTCTAATGGAAATATTAATCGTATGAGAAAGTTGGTGGACGAATGGAAATCCATTAAATTTACTCTTAAATAAAAGAATTATCTAACTGGATATAAATAGCAATATAGAAGATTTGGATTAAAGGAGAATTTATAATGGCGACAAAGTTTGAAAAATTAATTGAATATGTAGTTAATAACGATGAAAAAAAAGCCCGTAAGCTTTTTCATAGCATTGTTATTGATAAAAGTCGAAAAATTTACGAGGATCTAGATCTTGATGGTCCCGAAGGCGCTCTTGATGAAGTTGACGCCGATGAAACAGCACATGAATTCGATGAGTTTGGCGGCGATGAGGCCGATGACCTCGAAGATGATGTTATTGCTGATACCGATCCTGATTTAGAAGGTGATATTAATGATGAAGAATTAACACCTGAAATTGATGATCGTGTTTCCGATCTTGAGTCAGAGTTTGATGCTCTTAAAGCCGAATTTGAAGAATTATCTTTGAATGACGATAATGCTGATGAAGATATCGAAGATGGCTTAGAAGATGAGGAAGAAGGGTTGGAAGATGAGGAACTCGGTGACGATGAACTTGAATCTGGCCTAGAAGACGAGGAAGAAGGTGACGAAGAGGTTGCTGATGAAGATTTTGACGATACCGAAGATGAGGATGGCGAAGATAAACCAGTAGACGAAAGTGTAATTCGCGAGTACGTTGAAAAGGTTACTAAAGGTCTTGCTAATTCAACAGAAGCAGAAGGAACTCAAAAGAAATCACCCGTGGCAGGAAAGAATGAAATTGTTAAGGGTGTGGGTCCCAAAAATATTGCTCAAGGTGGGGAAGCAAAAGGTCGTCCAACACCTCCCTCGGGCAAGTTCACAACTGATGAAATCGTAAATGTTCCTGGTGGAAGGGCTAAATTAAAACCGGCTCCGAAAGCAGATCGAACAAAAGAAGCAGAAGGAACCAATAAAAAGAGTAATTTATAAATTATTTTAGTTTGAAAAATTATTAAAGGAAGGTATTAATTTACCTTCCTTTATTTTTGTCAGATTATATAAATAGTATAAAGAGGTTAAATAATGACTAAAATTCCGTTGTTTGAATATCAAAAACCAGAATTAATGGAGACAGAAATCACCGAATCGGTAACAGTAGGTGGTCAAAAACAAAAAGATCTTTATATGAAAGGTATTTTTGTTCAGGGGGATATTCGAAATCAAAATCAGAGAATTTATCCGGTTAATGAAATATGTGGTGCGGTTGATTCACTTAATAATCTTATTAAAGAAAATATTTCAATTTTTGGAGAATGTGACCATCCAACTGGTTTAAATATTAATCTTGATCGAATTAGCCATGTTATTACCTCTATGTGGATGGAAGGTTCTGATGGTTGTGGTAAGTTAAAAATTATTCCAACACCCATGGGTAATATTATAAAAACTATTCTTGAAAATAAATGTAAATTAGGTGTTAGTTCTCGTGGTTCTGGAAATGTAAATGAAAGTAATGGTTATGTAAGTGATTTTGAAATAGTTACTGTCGATATTGTTGCTACACCTTCTGCCCCAAATGCTTATCCAACTCCGGTATATGAGGGATTGCTTAATATGAATCATGGATATAAAGGTCTAGATATTGCCAGAGAATCAAATACCGATTATAAAACACAAAAATATCTTAAAGATTTTGTAACTGGATTAATCAAGGATCTTAAATTAAAATGACAACTATATTAGAAGAAATTTCAAATTATCGTACATTAATTAATGAAGATCTTAATACAGAACCAAAACCCGATTTGTCGGCCAGTATATATTCGACAACTTCAGAACTTACATCTGATGAATCAGTAGATGATAAGCCTAAAGAAGTTTCGATTAAAGATCAATATGAAAAACTTAATAAAAAATATGAAAAAGCCAAGAAAGATTTGTATTCTTTCATGAAAGAAAATAGTAAGAAAAAACAGGTTGTTAAATCTAAGGAAATATAAATAATGAAAATGAATCTTACAGAAGAAATTCAAAAATATCGATCGATATTAGATGAATCTTCTGGTAGGATCAATTTTGAAGGGATATTATGCACTTTGGATGAACCAAGTGATAATTTTCCGGTAGGATCTAGACAACATAAAGTATTAGTAAGAAGCGATGCCGCCAAAAAAGGGTTGTCAACATTAATAGGTGCGCCAGTCAATTATAAACCTGATTGGTCTGGTCATAATATGAATGTTACTATAGGTTTAATTACCAAGGCATTTATAGATGGTTCCAATTTAAAGGTTCGAGGATATTTAATGTTGGCAAAGTATCCTAAAATATTAGAAGAAATTGAAGCAATTCCCAGTGGTTTATTGGGAATGAGTTATGAAATGGAAAATGTTACCTGTAAAGATATAAGACAACCGATTTGGGAATTAACAAAAGTAAATTTTTCAGGTGCATCAATTTTATTAAGATCTAAAGCAGCATACGCTAATACAAGTTTTCGAATTTTAAGGAAGGAGTTTTAATAAAATGACTGTGGTTGAAGAAATGACGGCATATCGTAATGCATTATTGAATGAATCTTTTAGTGAATCGCTTGGCGGCAGAGATTATATTATAAGATATGAACCTGATAGTGAGCGTAATCCAATGTATGTTAAGGATTCTATTGGTGAAGATGAAACTCCTAATAAAATGTTGGCATATAAATTTACTAAATCAGACGCGATAAAAATTGCTCATAAGTTACATGAATATGATGATATATATAATATTAAAATTATTCATACTCTGGATGAATCATGGGACGAAAAGATGCATACTGCTGAAAAAGATAAAGGTAAATTTAAAGGTTGGACTTTATCAGAATTAAAAGCAGAATTAGCAAAATGCAAAAAGAACCCAAATAAAACTGAAGCTCTTAAAAAGAAAGAGCATCAATTATCTTTTGCTATTCGTGCAAAACAAAAAAATAAATGGGGATCAATTAAAGAATCAGAAGAAGAAGATACTACTCCCGATAGTAATTCTTTAGATAAGAATGAAGAACCTAAAAAATTAACCCCTGGCCCTTTTTCGAAAAAAGGACATAAAGCCATTGCCGATACCCCAGCAGCGACTGCCATACCACCTGCTGTTGCACCGCCTATTGCCCCAACTAGTTCAACTACATCAGGTGATAATGATGAAAAAGATGAGCAGGCAAGCGATGAAAAAATAAGATTCCAACTATTATAATTTATAATGGTGGCCAGGGTGGTACTTCAACAACGGACGTCAACAGTGGTTCCGGCCCGGGTGGGGATGGACCAGGATCTGATGGAACTGGTGGTACAGGCGAAGGATCAGGCGGTGACACCGACGGTGGTGGCGGCCGAGGAACACCAAAGTATCCTGAAGACGCAGCGGATGCCGTTTCCCCCGGAGTAGATAGTGTAAATCGTAAGCAAGGTAATTTGTCTAAACCACAAGGTAATCAGTCGAAAGGTAAACCATTAGCTACACCGATTCGTTCGTCAAGCGACGTCGGTGTGAAAACTGATATGCATGAATCAACAAAAATAACCACCAACGAGAGGAAATTCATGAATTTAAATGAAGAAATATCGAAATATCGAAATATTATATCTAATGGTGGCGGCGGAGAGAAAAAACCTTATTCAGCCAAAACTAACATTAAAGAATCATACGATGAAGATACCGGTGAATTTATTGTTACATTGCCTTCTTCAAAAACGCCGGGAAGAAAACTATATGTTTCAAAACCCGAAATTAAATCTGCATTTAATAACTATTCCGATGAATATGAAATTACAACTGATTATGGGAAAGCATATAAATTTACTTCTAAAGAAGAAGCAACAATCGCATTGAAAAAAATAAAATCAATGCTTGTTAATAATTGGCAGAGAACTGCCGGATTACAGATAGAACCAATTTTTGAATCCAAAAAATCTAAACCCGGGCCGTTTTCAAAGAAAGGTAAAGATTTTCGTGGTATCGATAAAAAGACTGGTAAAAAAGATAATGGACCAGAATCAAAGAAATCTAAGTTGAAATAATCAGATAAAAAACTTATGAATAAGAATATTTTACTTCCAAATTATCGTAATTTTGTCGGATCTCCCGAAAAATTACGAGAAATGGCTAATATTATTGAAGAAAAATATGGGTCACGTAGTCAAATTACGTTTTATATTACCGGCAATGATATTAATGTTGGGGTTAGATACTGGTAGAAATTCAAAATTATTTCTACTATTAAGAAAATATATTTAAAAATAAAAGTCGAATAAGGCAACATATGAATGATAGTAAATTACGCAACGTTATCGCTTTGATACTATGCACTCTGGCGCTCTTTTCGGTTTTCGCTCAAGCACAGACACTATCACTCAATGACGGGTCAATCGTGCGCAGCGACACGAATCGCATTGGGATAAACATTGGAGCTATCGACTATTGGGACAACGGTCAGATTCTGAAGAACCTGATCGGGACAAGCAACCCAGGATTTGAACCCTTGCTGGATCAACAGATCTGGGCCCTGGGTGAAACAGGAACAACAACCACTTTTACTATTCCGGATATTTATGATGGAGTTCCTCCGGACTATTGGGCAGGGGGAACTTTTACGGTAATCGAGTCAGAATCTGGGGGGTCGGAGCTTGGCTGCACGGGAACGATCGCATCCAATACCGGGCCGAACTATCCTCTTGTTGGACAGGCGACCTATACGTCTCCAGTGGTCACGATTTCCACCGCGTGCGGTGCGCCTTTCAGCGTGGGCGACATTGTGCTAATGAAGAAGTCCGTGTCTCCGACTCCAGAGTCGTGGTGGGAAAGCGGAGGGCGGGGAGGGACATCCGGATCGGCATCGG